TGCGTGAACAACGCCAGCCAGCGCTACGCCTACCGCCCGAATCCGGAGGGGTGCGTCCACCGCGCATCCCTCCGGAAGGACGGCCGCTACCGGACCACCAACAACGAGCGGGTGATCCCCGGTCGCCACCACTTCCACGACTACAACTTCTGATGAAGGTGGAGGTCACACGCTACCGAAAACCCGATGGCTACGCCTCGCGCTACTGGGCGGTCTTGATCGACGGCGAACTCCTCGCCGTGACGGTCTACCGCAAGGGCGCTGAGGCGGTCGCCAGGGCTCTCACCAATACCAACCACGATTCCCATGGCACGACCCTTCAAGATACTGCCGACCCCGGCACCGGACCCGACAACGCCTCCCCTGGCGTGGCGTCCTACCGGACCCGATGACCTGTGCGGTCCCGCCGCCACGGTCGCCCGCCGCATGGTCGCCAAGGCCCGCCGCCTCAACGCCGATCCGAGCGTCCCGATGAAGCTCCTGCTCTACGGGCCGCCGGGTGTCGGGAAAACCAGCATCGCCGACATGGTTGCCGCGGAACTGGCCGGCTGCCCGCTGGCCATCGAGGAATTCAACGGCAAGCTGGTCACCGTCGAGGTGGTGAAGCAGTGGATGTCCTGCCTCAGCACCGGGTCGCTCTTCGGGGTCTACTCGGTCAAGATCATCAACGAGCTGGACCGCTGCACCCGCGACGCGCAGGACCTCCTGCTCAGCTACCTCGATCGCCTGCCACCGGGCCGCGCCGTGATCGGCACGAGCAACCTTCAACTCGACCTGCTCACCGAGCGGTTCCAGACCCGCTTCCAGTCGATCAAGCTCGGGGCCCCGACGACCGAGGAAATCGCCGACCTGCTCCGAAGCCAATGGCCGGTCGATGAAGCGACGGCGCTGCGGATCGCGGTCGGCAGCGGAGGATGCGTCCGGGCCGCGCTCGCCGATCTCGAAAGCTGGCTCGATGTCGGTGGGTGTTGACACCACCGGAACCGGCAATGGCCGATGATCCCAAAGCCCGCACCCTCGCCAACGGCATCGAGGTTTGGTGCAGCTTCGACAAGCTGGTCCCGGTGGGCGAACTGAAGCCCAATCCGCGCAACCCGAACACCCACCCGCAGCGCCAGGTCGAGTTGCTCGCCAAGAACATCCGCTACTTCGGATGGCGCCATTGCATCGTGGTCTCGAAACGTAGCGGGTTGATCGTGTCCGGTCACGGTCGGCTCATGGCCGCCAAACACCTCGGAGTGGAGGTTGTGCCCGTCGACTACCAGGACTTCAACGACGAGAACGACGAACTCGCCGTGCTGGTCGCCGACAACCGCCTCGCCGAACTCTCGACCGTCGACCTCAACGAGTTGGAGAAGATCGCGGGCGAATGGAAGGCGACCGACTTCGACACCATCCTCGCCGGCTTCGAGCCCGCCGACCTCGACGCGCTCCTGAATCCGGATGCCGACGAGGAGGATGACGAGGACGACGACCGGCACGACAAGGAACTCGACAAGAGCGAGGTCACCGTCGCGGTCGGGCTCTACCGGTTCCGCATCAGCCAGGATGATTTCGTCGCCTGGTGCGACCGCGTGAAGCAGGACGCCGGCTTCGACAAGGACTCGGTGATTCAGGAAATCCGCAACCGTCTCGACCTGTGAAGATCACCCTCGAACCGATCGACGCCATCCGGCCCTCGACCTACAACCCACGCTCCGCGGTCCCCGAGCGTCTCGACCTCATCGAGCTCTCCCTGCGGAAGCTCGGCTTCATCGCCCCGATCTTCGCCGACTCGGACGGCGAGATCCTTTCCGGTCACCAGCGTCACCTGGTCGCCGAGCGGATGGGAGCCACGCATGTCCCGGTGTTCCGGACCAAGGCGCTCGATCTCGACCAGCGCAAGGCACTCAACATCGTCTTCAACCGGGCGACCAACGACTTCGACTTCCACCACACCCCCGGCAAGGTGACCGCCGAACTGGAGTCGCTCGACATCCAGGCGCTTGCCGCCCGCATCCCCGACAAAGAGGTCGGCGGCGACGGCTTCCTGCGCTGCCTCAAGCCTGCGGAGGTGCCGGTGAAGGACCTCTGCCGCGCCAATGCCGGCCGCTGGATCCAGTATGCCCGCAACCTTGCCCGGACGCTCCACCGCCACGGCATCCTGATGCCCATCGTCTGCCGCGAAGACCTCACCGTCATCAACGGCATCGGCCGTCTCGAAATGCTTGCCGAGAAGAAGGTCGTCGATGCCCCGGTCGTGTTCGTCACCGAGGACGAGGCCGAGTTCGCCCGGGCCATGATGAACCTGCTGTCGATGGACTTCGACATCCACACCCGCTACGCCGACATGCTCCGGTTCAACTCGTTCCGGCGGGCGCGGCGGGTCCGGCGGGAACTCGGAAACGGCTTCATCTTCGCCACCCACGGAGCGAAGCCGTGCCACACCTTCGACATCGGCAAACCCGCCGACCGCGCCCGCTGGATCAAGGAACATGGGACCAGCATTCTCGACTTCGGGGCCGGCCACCTCACCGAAACGTTCCTCCTTCGCCAGCAGGGCATCGACTGCACCCCGTTCGAGCCCTACCGCTTGGGGCCCGGCGGCATCAACAAGACCGAGAGCGTCGAGTTGACCCGCGAATTCCTCGCCCAGGTCGCCGCGGGCAAGGAGTGGACCAGCATCTTCATCGCCAGCGTCCTGAACTCGGTGCCGTTCCGCGAGGACCGCGAGCACATCGCCTGCCTCTGCGCCGCCCTGTGCAAGCCGTTCACCAAGGTCTATGCCTGCGCGTCCTCGGCCGGTGAGTCGGGCTGGCGGCAGGTCAACGGCAAGGCGTTCATGAACGAGAGCAACGCCGGGAACATCGCGTTCCGCCTCGACTACGAACCGGGCATCCGGATCGGCGACTTCCAGGACAAGCCGAAGGTCCAGAAATACCACACCATCCCCGAGTTCCGCGACCTGTTCGGCCAGTTCTTCCGATCGGTGAAGGTCGACGACTTCTCGAACAACATCAACGCCGCCTGCGCGTCGGCCAGACCCGTCGATCCCGCGAAACTCCGCGCCGCCATCGAGTTCGAGTTTGACCTGCCGTATCCGGACGGCACCCGCATGGATCTCGTGCAATGCGCCATGGACGCCTTCTCCCAACGTCTTCAGACTGACCTGCTATGACTGCCGCTCCCGCCGACCCCGCCAAGATGGTGATCCTCCTCGACCTGAACTACACCTTGGTGGCGAACAACCCGGCCCGCGGCACGACCCCGACGCGCATGGAGGCGCGCCTCGCCGCCGAGGAATACCGCCAATGGCTCGTCGAGTTGGTCCGGCCGCATACCGTGATCCTGATCACCGCCCGACCGGCGACCTGGATGATGAGGACGCTCGACCGGATCGAGGAGAATACCGGATGGCGGCCTGACGACGCCTGCTTCGCCCCAAAGGGCTGGTGGAATCCGCCGGCCATCAAGGAGCACCTGCTCCGGAAGGACATCTTCCCGGTCCACGGCGAGGACGCCCGCTACATCGCCATCGAGAGCAATCCACGGACCCGGGAGATGTACGCCCGTTTCGAGATCCCGTGCTTCTGGGTGACGGAGGAAGGCACCTGCCTCACGGAGGGGACGCGGATCGTGAAGCGCCTGCCGCGTTGACACCCGCGACGCGGGCATGAGCGAGCACGACCACGTCATGCCCAACGGTCCCTGGCAATTCGACCGCGAGGTGACCGCCGCCTTCGACAACATGCTCCAGCGGTCGATCCCCCAGTATAACGCGATGCGGATGGTCACCTTCGAGGTCGGCCGGCGCTTCGTCAAACCGGGGACCGCGATCATCGACATGGGCTGCTCGCGGGGAGAGGCACTGGTCCCGTTCGTCTCCATCTTCGGCGCGGAGAACGACTACATCGGCCTGGAGATCAGTGAGCCGATGATCGAGGCGGCCCGCGAGAAGTTCGCGAAGCACCCGCACGGCGACCGCGTCACCATCCAGCCTGCCGACCTGAGGCACGAGTTCCCCGGCGTGATCTCCAGCGTCGTGCTCTCCGTGCTCACCCTGCAGTTCACCCCGATCGAATACCGCCAGCGGATCATCCGACGGGTGTTCAACTCGCTGGCTCCAGGCGGTGCCTTCATCCTGGTCGAGAAGGTCCTCGGCGCGACCTCCGAACTCGACGACGCATTTGTCGACCTGTTCCTCGCGATCAAGAAGCAGAACGGCTACTCGGAAGCCGAGATCGACCGCAAGCGGATGTCGCTGGAGGGCGTGCTGGTCCCCGTCACCGCCCGCTGGAACGAGGACCTGCTCCACGAGGAGGGCTTCCGCTCGGTGGACTGCTTTTGGCGGCACCTGAATTTCGCCGGGTGGATCGCGGTGAAACCATGAGCAAGCGACGACCGCCCGAGGAAACCCGTCCAACGCTCGACCCGGAGGTGGCCGAGAAGATCCTCGACGCCGACTTCCAGAACATCGTCAAGAAGGTCGCCGCCGGGAAGCCCCTCACCGTTGCCGAGCGTGCCCGGATCGAGTCCCGGGCGGCCGGGAGCGCGGAGACGCTGGCCTACGCGAAGAACCTGGTCGAACTGGCGGCGATCCTCGGCGTCACGCGCCGCACGCTGGGCAACTGGCAGAAGATGGACGGTGCTCCCAAGGCATTGTCGAATGGCATGTGGCCGGTCGCCGACTGGCGTGAGTTTGTCAGGATTCGCGGGCTGAAGATTGGCAGGACGCCCGCAGGCCGGGAGGAGGCATTGAAAGCCCGGAAGCTCCTGGCCGAGGTTGAGGAACGGGAGCTGCGGATCGCCGTCAAGAAGGGCGAATACGTGCCGCTCACGAAGGTCCGGGAGGAGTGGATCGGGCTGGTGGCCCAGGCGACCTCGGTGCTGCGGGCAAAATTTGAATCGGAACTCCCTCCCGTGCTTTCGGGCATGGATGCAACCGGCATCCAGCGGGAATGCCGCAAGGCGATTGATGAGGTCCTGCGCTGCCTCCACGAGTCATGAAGGCGCTGCACGACATCTGGCGCGAGGCGTGGCAGCCGCCTGACCGTCGCCCCCCTTGGGAATGGTGCGAGGAGCATGTCGACGGCATCCCGTATTCGCCGAACCCGGGACGCTTCCGCTCGGAGAACTCTCCCTGGATCCGCGAGGTCATGGAGGCCATCGTCGATCCGCGCATCCGGCTGGTCTCGATCATCGCCTCGGTCCAGTCGTCGAAGACCACCGCCCCCGAGCTGACGCTCTGCTACATCATCTCGAACCTTCCCGGACCGGCGTTGTGGCTCGACCAGACCGACGAGGACGCCCGCGACTACTCGGAAGCCCGCCTGCAGAAGCTCTTCGACCAATGCCCGCCGGTCGCCCGCCTGATGCCCACCGGCATCCACCGTCACAAGCGGAAGAACAACGCGATCCACTTCACCAACGGCATGGTGCTCTGGATTCTCGGGGCGCACAACAAGACGAACCTCCAGCGCCGGTCGATCCGCTGGCTGGTCGGTGATGAAACGTGGCGCTGGCCCGAGGGACACATGGCCGAAGCCGAGGCACGGGTCACCGCCTTCGGATGGCTCGGCAAGTGCATCTTCATGAGTCAGGGCGGCGAGGAGGACGACGACACCCATCGGAAGTTCGATACCACCGACCAGCGCGAGTGGACGTTCGCCTGCCCGAAGTGCCACCACCGGCAGCCGTTCAAATGGGAGAACGTCGAGTGGAGCAAGTCTGCGAAGGACGATTTCGGCGACTGGGATTTCGACGAGGTCCGGCGCACGACCTCGATGCGCTGCGAGTCGTGCAACCACTACTTCACTGACTCCGAGCGGACGCGGCGGGAACTCAATGCGTCCGGGAAGTTCATCAAGAAGAACCCGAAGGCGTCGGCGGAGAACGTCGGATTTCACTGGAATGCCCTCTGTGCGATGAGCTGGGGGGCGCTGGCCGAGCTCTACCTTCGGGCGAAGGCGGCGGCGCGGAAGGGCGACGTGACCCTGCTCCAGCAGTTCTACCAGAAGCGCCTCGGGCTGCCGTGGCGGGAATACGTTGAGGACTACAAGCTGGAGATCGTCAAATCCGGGTACAAGCGCGGTGAGAGCTGGGAGGAGGAGGGCGCCATCGACCCGCGGACAGGAACCGTGCTCGCCGCGCCGCTGCCCGAGCGGAAGGGGCTGATCCCGCTCCGTGTTCTGACGGTCGATTGCCAGATGGACCACCTGTTCGCGGTCGTCCGTTCGTGGTCGGCGGATGGGTCGAGCCGCCTGGTCTGGAACGAGCGGATCCTCACCTTCACCGACATCGACGTCCTCCAGGAACGCTTCGAGATCCATCCGAGCCTCGTGTTCCTCGATGCCGGCTACGCGACCTACGACGTCTATCGCGAGTGCGCCAAGCGCGGGTGGGTGGCGCTCATCGGCGACCGCCGCCCGGTCTACCCGCACAAGAGCCGGGACGGGAAGCGCATCCAGCGGTTCTACTCGCCGCGCCGGAAGGTCGTCCTGAGTCACCGGCAGTTCTGCCACGTTCACTACTGGAGCAACCTGAACATCAAGGACACGCTCGCCCGGCTGCGGCGCAACCAGGACCCGGCGCTGGGGCCGACATGGGAGGTTCCAGACGACATCGACGACGAGTTCCTTGCCCAGATGGAGAGCGAGCAGCGGGTGAAGGAACGCGGCCAATGGATGTGGCGGCAGATCGGCAGCCGCCCGAACCACTACTTCGACTGTGAGGCGATGCAGGCCGCGGCGGCGACCATGCTCAAAATCGTCGGGCGTGAGTCGGTCAGGGAAGCAGCGCCGGTTGACGAGGAAACCGAGGCATCATGAAGCGATCCATCCTTCTCCTCGGCGTTGCCGCCGTCCTCGCGTCCTGCACCAACGTCCCGCCGGTCAGTGGAACCATCGTCACCGAGCAGGGCGAGATCCGCGTTCACCCGGACGGCCGCATCGAGGTCGTGATCGAGCCGCTCTCCGACAAGTGAGCGGCGGTTGACGCGCCCACCCGGCCATGAGCAAGACGCTCTGGAAAAAGATCCAGGCCTTCGTCGGCGTGACCGCGGACGGCATCCCCGGACCGATCACGGCGGGAGCAATCGCGGAGCGGCTCGGCATCGGCACGCCTGCACCGACCCCGAAGCCGGTTATTGAAGAGTTCGACCCGCGCTCCGAGAAGAACCTCGCCACCCTCTCCCCAAACGCCCAGCGGAAGGCCCGCAAATGGCTGCGGAAGTGCCGGGAGGCCGGCATCAACGTGAAGGTCATCTGCGGCACCCGGAGCTACGAGGAACAGGCGAAGCTCTACGCCAAGGGACGCACCGAGCCCGGGAAGAAGGTCACCAACGCCCGCCCCGGCTACTCGTGGCACAATTTCGGGGTGGCGTGGGATTTCGTCGTCTTCGACGAGAACGGCCAGCCGCTTTGGGACAGCCCGCTCATGGAACGCTGCGGTCGGATCGGAGAAGGCATCGGCCTTGAATGGGGCGGGAGCTGGAAGCGGTTTGTGGACAAGGCGCACCTGCAGCTCGCCATGGGGATCACTCTCGCGGAGGCACGGGAGCGCGTGAAGGACGGTCGGGCCGTCGCTTGACACGGCACGCTGGCAGATGGCCCGCGGACTGTTTGTGACCGGATTCACCGTTGCCGAGGTCCTCGCAATCCAGGCGAGGGCGAAGGAACTGCTGCTTGAGGGCAAGACCCTCATGAATTGGAGCGACTCGGGCACCTCTGCCGGGAAGCAGTTCACCATGCCCGTCGACGAGGTGCTCGCCGAATGCGCCTACGCGCTGCGGATCCTCGACCCGGACACATACGGCAGCCCGCCCGGTCAGGCGTCGGTCTCCTTCATCTCCGGTCACCTCGCGAAATGAACATCCTGCAACGCATCGCGGTTCGCCTGCTTTTCGGCACCGGCCCGTATGAGGCCGCGAATGCCTCGTCGCGCCGGGGCAGCATTCCGGGCGCCGCGCCTCAGGATGCGAAGTTCGACCTAACGGCATCCGTGCGCAGCGAGCTGGTCCGCCGGTCGCGCTACCTGGTGAAGAACTCCGGGTTCTTTCGCGAGCTGGTCGGCAACATGGCCCTCTACGCGGTGGGCGACGGGATTCGCCCGCAGGCGCTTTCTCCCGACCCGGAGTGGAACCGGGCGGCCGAAGAGCACTTCCAGCGGTGGTCCCGCCGCGCCGACATCACAGGCCGGTTCAACTTCTCCGAATGCCAGCATCTCGCCTGCCGGGCGCTCGACACCGATGGAGAGATCTTCGTCCACCGCGTGCTCGACGACCGTGAATTGCCGAAGCTCCAGTTGATCGAGGCGCACCGGATCGGCGACGACGGCGAGGACGAGACCATCGACGGCGTGAAGCTCGATCCCGTGGGCCGCCCGGTCGCCTACCGCCTGCTCGACGACGAGGGCGGATTTGACGACCTGGAGGCGGCATTCGTCCTGCACGTCTTCGAGCCGGATTCGCCCAGCCAGGTCCGGGGCGCACCGACCCTCCAGCACTCGATCAACCATCTGCTCGACGAGATGGAACTTCTCGCCCTGGAGAAGCATGCGGTGAAGGACAACGCGGACGTGTCCCGGGTGCTCAAGACGAACCGGACCGACACCGACGACACCGGCGACTTCCAGATCCAGGGTGCCACCGCCGCCACCGAGCCGAGCGATCCGGTCACGCTCCAGCGGATCATCGGCGGCAAGATGGTCCGACTCAACCCGGAGGAGAACCTGGAGAGCTTCCAGAGCAACCGGCCGTCGCCCACGTTCACCGGCTTCCTCGAACACCTGCGGCGGGACTCGGCGCTCGGCATGATCCCGTTCGAGTTCGCGGCCGACTCGTCCAAGGTCGGCGGCGCGGGGGTGCGGCTCGTGGTGGCGAAGGCCGACCGTCGGTTCTCACGGCGGCAGACGGTGCTGATCGAACGGATGATCCGACCGACCTGGATGTTCGTCATCGGCCACGCGATCCGCACCGGGAAGCTGCCGCCTGTCGAGGACTGGACGCGGGTCACGTTCACCACGCCCCGCCGGATCACGGTCGATGCCGGACGCGAGGCGCAGCAGAACCGCGCCGACGTCGAGATGGGCCTCAAGACGCTGGCCGAGCACTTCGCCGAACTCGGCATGGACTTCTCCGAGGAAATGGAGATCCGCGCCCAGAATGCGAAGGCGCTCCTCGCGCTGGCCGAGAAATACGAGGTGCCGCTGGAGCTGCTCTACCGGCCGTCAGGCGGGCTGGCTTCATTGACACCGCAGCCCCCGGCGTGAACGCCTCGCTGCCCGAACTGCTCCACCATCACCCCTGGCTGATCACGCCCGAGGCGCACGCCTCGCTCACCGACCTCGTGGCTTCCTCGCTCACGGCGGCGGCAGGCGCCCCCGCCAAAGGTGATGACGATGCCGGCGCCGAGGTCGACGACGGGCTCGCGGTCATCCCGCTCCACGGTGTGATGCTGCGCCGCCCGGACCCCATCGCCCAATTCTTCGGAGCGACGGACACCGAGACAATCCGGGCCGCGGTCGACCTTGCCGCCGGGGACCGGTCGGTGGGCGCGATCCTCCTGGACATCGACTCCCCGGGTGGCTCGATCAACGGAACCCCGGAACTCGCCGCCGCTGTGCGGAATGCCGCCGCCCGAAAGCCGGTCTATGCCTTCAGCGCGGGCATGATGTGCTCAGCGGCCTACTGGGTCGGTTCTCAGGCCGATGTCCTCTACGCCGCCCCGAGCGCACGGGTCGGGTCCATCGGCGTCCTGCTCCCCGTGGTCGACCGCTCCGAGGCATTCGCCAAGGCCGGCGTGAAGGTCGAAGTTTTCGCGGCGGGCAAGTTCAAGGGGGCCGGCGTGCCGGGGACGAGCCTTACCGACGACCAGAGGGCATGGCTCCAGCAGGGCGTCGAGGAAACTTGGGCGCAGTTCAAGGATGCCGTGCGTTCCCGCCGCCAGGTGGCCGATGGCGCGATGGAGGGACAGCACTTCGCCGCCCGGTCCGCGTTCGGGCACGGGCTGCTTTCCGGGCTGGCCGACACCCGCGCCGAGGTCGAGCTGCGCATCCGGTTCCGTCACCTCGGTTGACACGGGAGACACCGGCAAATGCAGACGCTCGACGAACAACTCGATGCCGCCATCGCCGAGAAGCGCGACCTCGAATCGCAGCTCACCGATGCCAAGGGACTTCTCGATGAAGCCCTCAAGGAGAACGAGACGCTCACCGCCGCCAACAAGGAGCTCAAGGAGCAGGCGGAACATGCCGCCGGTCTGATCACCGGACTCGAAACCGACCTCAAGGCCGCCCAGGCGGAAGTCGACCAGCTCAAGGCCGACGCCAAGTCCGCGGAGGAACGAGCCGCCGAATACTACGGGACCGCCGCACCGAAGCCCGCTCCTGCCACTCCGAAGGGAGACAGCCAGGGCAAGCCGATTGCCGAGCAGCTCGCCGCGATCACCGACCCGGTCAAGCAGACCGCCTTCTGGCGCAAGCTCAACGACGAGCAACGCGCCGAACTCCTCGCCGCCCAGTAATCGCCACCAGTTCTCACACCTAACCGAATCTCCCGATGGCCAACACCCTCACCAACGTCAAGGACATCAAGGTCGCCCAAAGCGCCCTTGCCCCGTGGATGCACAGCCTGCTCCCGCTGCGGGCGTTCTCGTCCAATTTCTCGCCAGCCCCGGCCGACCGCCTCGACACGGTCCGCGTGCCCCTGATCGGAGCACCCTCCGCGTCGAGCGATTTCGCGGGCGACTACACCGCGAACGCGGATTCCACCGTGACCGTGGTCCCCGTCGTCCTCGACCGGCACAAGTACAAGACGGTCCACATGACCGCCCGCGAGAACATCGAGACGGCGCTTCCGCTGCTTGAGAACCTCGTCAGCTCCGCGATTCGCCAGCTCGCCTACGACGTGCTCCAGGACATCTTCACCGAGATCACCGCCGCGAACTACGGCGCTCCGGTGGTCCCGGCCTTCGCCGCCACCGCCTGCGACTACGCCAAGGTGATCGAGATCCGCGAGGGCTGCGCCGACGTGAAGATGCCGCCCGAGATGCGCTCGCTCATCCTGGACGACGCCTACTTCTCGAACCTGCTCGCCGACGACGTGGTGGCGAAGTCCTTCATCCTGCCGCTCGCGCAGCCGGGGGTCATCGAGGCCCGCATCAACCGCATCGCCGGGTTCGACATGTATGAGACCACGGTGCTCCCGGACAACGGCGAGAACCTGGTCGGCATGGCGGCCCACCCGAGCGGCCTTGCGGTGGCCATGCGCTACCTGACCCCGGTCGCGAAGTACGACGAGGCGGGAGCGGTGACCGACCCGCAGACCGGACTCACCTTCGGCTACCTGCGCCACACCGACACCCGCGCCAACAAGGTCTACATCACCGTCGAGTGCCTCTACGGCTTCAAGGTCGCCCGCGCCGATGGCATCCGCCGGATCGTCAGCGCCTGATCCAATCTGGAATTGGTTGGCAGGGCCGTCGTGGACACTGAAAGCCGCGGCGGCCCTTTTCCGTCATGAGCCTGCAATCCGAACTCATCGCCGACTTCCGCTCCATGCTCGCCGAGTGCGGGGTGGAGGTGGAAATCAACGGCGCGAAGGTGGCGGCGCTGGTGTCCGAACCGCAGCTCGGCGCCCAGATCGACCTCGGCGGTCTCGTGCCGGAAGCGGACATGTCGGTTCGCGTTCTCAAGATCGACCTCACCGCCAGTCCTGTGCAGGGCCAGCTCGTCACCGTGGACGGCAGCGCCTACCGCATCACCACGATCCGCCGTCGTCCGTCCTCTCCGTTCACCACCCTCGACCTCGCCTCTCCCCATGAGTGACCCGATCCAGTTCACCACCCGGCTGAAGGGAGGCCGCGACGTGGCGCGACTCCTGAACCGCTACCCGGAAAAGGTCGGGCGCACCCTGGAATCGCTCGTGAAGCAGGAGGCCCGGGGTCTCGCCGTGGAGCTGGCCCGGAACACGCGACCGTTCGGGTTCTCGCAGAAGGCGAAGAAGCTCGGCGAGAAGGCGGTGGCCGGCGACATCCTCAAGGTCTTCGCCACGCCCGACCAGGCATACGAGACCGCCCAGGCTGCGGATTCGACCCATGCCGACCGGTTCTGGGCGCACATCCAGAACCGGCGATTCGCACGGGCGCGGCAGGCACTCGCCGAATCCCCCTCGAAGTGGAAGCACCTACCGGTCGGCCGGCTCGACCCAAAGCACCACCAGGAGAGCCGGACCGGTCCCTACGCGAATGTCACCCGCCGCGAACCGGCGCAGATTGTGACCAGCCGGAAGGCCCTCGACACCTACATCGCTCGCATCCAGCGGCGGGTAGGCTTCGCCAAAGGGGTCTGGATCAAGGCGGCCAAGGCGATCGGAGGCCGGGTCCGTGGTGCCGCTCAGTGGGCGACACGTCACCGGAAGGCACCAGGGAGCGCCACGGTGAAGACCGGCACCAAGCCATCGGTCACGCTAATCAGCAGGCTCGACTACATGGACGACGTGCTGATGGAAGTGGCCGCTGGACGGCTCCGAAGGGCATTGGTAACGTCGCTGCGCAAGGTCAACGGGCGGATGCAGCGGCGTTTGAAGAAGGCCGCCTAAGCGCCGAAACCAGCATACATTTCAACAATCATGGCCAGTGTGACAGCAAGAGTGGAGGTGAGCGTCAGGCTTGAGATTCCCGACGATTTGGCTGCAAAGATCACCAAATCGGACATCGTCGAGATGTTTGGCACGGCGGTTGGGCACAACGCCAGCGGCCTCGGGGTGCAGGTGGTCGCAGACGGCAAAGCCCAGTGGCACGGGACCGTGTTCGAGAAATCCGACCCTGTCATGGCTCCCGCATTCGTCGATGGTTGGATCGACGACGCTGAAATCGAAATCGAGGACGATGGTTTCGATGCCCTTGAGAAGGAGCTGGAGAACGGCTGACCTGGTTGACTCCAGCGCCCCGGTCAGATGCCCAACCTGATCGAAGACGCCCTTGCCTCGAAGCTGGCCACCTGGCTCGCGGACAATCGCCCAGAGGAGATCCCGACCTCCGTTCCGATCCACGTCGCCAACAGGGACGAACTGCGGACTCGCCCGTGCATCGTGCTGGCCACCTCCGACACGAAACCGGTCTCGGGGGCACGGCACACCGCCCGGATCAAACTCGATGTCCACCTGTTCACCCAGGTCGATGACACTCCCGCCGAGACGAGCGCCGT